CACATTAAGTTTAATGAACAGACATTTCCTAAAATAATAACTTTCGAAAGGGATTATTGGGTAGCAGATTTATATGAACAAATGAAGAAGGGAAGTGTAAGATTTCCACTTGGTGATTACGAAAAAATAGCATGGCTCATACAACACTGCACGAGTATGGAAATTAAACCAAGTATATCTAGAACAGGAGAGATAACACCTCATTATGTAAAAGGTGGTTCGCCAAACGATGGATTTATGGCTCTACTTAATGCTTACATAGCTTATAGATTTTATGTATCTGATGGTTTTCAAATAAAACATCCTTTAGCAATGTCTGATAGCCAAGGTCGAAAGCCTCCTGTTTTAACCGGATACATACCGAGAATGAAGTAAAAAAGATAATGTTTTCGATTTGATATATAGCATTTGGTAGGTATAACAAGTAGGGAGTTTTTGTGCAAGCCAAGACCGAAAGATTTTTTCAGAATAGGAATTTGCCCCCATTAGTGTCCAACACAATGTATAAAAGTGTGTCGGACTTTCGCAAAGAAACGCTAGCATCAGAAGTTGATAAGGGTTTATATAGGGATGGTTCTGTTCCTTCTGGTCGTGAAGGTGGTTTGACACCGGCCTCTTTTGCAACGTCGTCGATTGGTATTAAAAAGAACGCACAATTGATAACGAGCAGCTCTCCTGGTGCTCAGTGGAGAGGTGGTAACGGTGAGGCTCTTAGGCAAACTCCAGAAGTTTATTCTCCTCTTTGGCTTAACAGCAACCTCAATCTTCCGAGAGACAGAGCCACAATTAATGCGTGGTGCCGAAGCTTCTATGCACTAGAGCCATTCGTACAAAACGCAATTAATCTTCATAGTACTTATCCCATTAGCAAATTGCACATCAAGTGCGCCAATAAAAAAGTTGAAAAATTCTTTAACGAGATGATCGAAGAAATCGATCTTATGAATGTGTGTACACAGATTGCACAAGAATTTTGGCTTCTTGGTGAAGCTTTCGTTTATGCAGAGTTAGATGAGCGCAATGCTAAATGGAGTAGGCTTATCATACAGAATCCTGATTATGTAATTGTAAAGCGCTCGGTTATCGCCAATGAGCCACTCATCATGTTAAGACCAGATGAGAATTTGCGTAGGATTGTTTTCTCGAACAGACCATCTGACATCGAGCAGAGAAAGCAACTCAATGATACAATTATAGAACACATCAAGCGTGGTGAGAATATCCCGCTTGATAATTTTTATGTTTCTCATCTCTCGCGTAGAATTTCTCCTTATGAAGTTCGTGGAACTGGGCTTCCGGTATGTTGCTTCCGTCAACTCATGTTGTTTGATAAATTACGTGAATCAAAATTTGCACAATCCGACAATATGATTAATCCACTCACTCTAGTTAAGATTGGTAGTGCTGATTATAAACCAACTTTTGCAGATTTAGAAGCTTGGAGAAATGTTTTCGAAGAAGCTCAATATGACAAAGACTTTAAGATATTTACTCACGAAGGCGTGGCTGTAGAAAGAGTTGGATATAACCAAGGAATCTTTGACATCTCTGGTGATATCACGCAACTTCTTAAAGAAATTTTCATGGGTCTGATGGTTCCACAAGTCGTTATAGAAGGCGGTGGAGACGTCACGTACGCTAATGGCGGTATCACTCTAGATGTTTTGCGACAGAGATACATGCAGTTCAGAAACATGATGAGTACTTGGCTAAGAAAGAAAATCTTTGCCCCAATTGCTAAGCTCAATGAATTCTATGAGTACGAAGAGGGTGAAAAGAAATTGGTTCTTCCCGAAATTGATTGGAATCATATGTCGCTCTTCGATACATCTGATTATGTCAATGTGCTTGTACAGCTTTCTGGTGAGCAAAAGAAAGTTTCGCAGCAAACTTTGTACAGGTCCCTCGGCTTGGATTATGATGATGAGAGAAGAAAGATAAGAAAAGAAGATATTGGTGATGCTATTCGTAAGAAGGAACTTATGTCTCTTGATAGAATGGCACTCAATGAACTTCGCGCTATTACTGAGGAAGATGAGATTCCAGAAATTACTGAAGCGCCTTTGCCTGGTCAAAGCCCATATGCAGATCAACAGATGCAACAACCCGGGGCCGAAGGCATGCCACCCGGAATGGGACCTGGTGGACCTGGCGGTTTGCCACCTTTGCCTGGCCTTGGACCTCCTCCCCCAATGGGAGGAGCCGGAGCGCCTCCTCCACCTCCTCCGCCCGGCGGAGCGCCAGCTGGCGGGGCTCCTCCCCCACCGCCTCCACCAGCCGCTTAAAGAAGTCGAGTTGCTGGCGGTTTCGTGAAGTGATAATACGATGAGTCGCAGAAAAGTCAATAAAAGAAATATAGCGCTACTCGTCGCAGATAGAAATTGTAATGTTTGCCACCAGCCATTAACTGCTGATAATGCCGCACCGCATCGTGTAGCCGTGTACGATTATGTTTGTACACCATGTCAACGAGAGCGAGAAAAGAAGAAAGATATTATCTTTAAATCGGCAGTAATGAAAGAATATGGTGGCAAATGTATTTGTTGCGGCGAATCTAATATAGTATTTTTGACTATTGATCATATTGATGGATCTGGTGCCAAAGATTTTTGGTAAAGCTAGGGGTGGCACCGATTTCTATAGATGGCTCAAAAAGAAGGGTTATCCAAAAGATAATTATCAAATTCTTTGTTTTAATTGCAATTTTGCCAAGCATGTTCTTGGCCAATGTCCGCATCAAGAGAACAAATAATTTTTAAATATTATCCGCGATATGTATAATTTCGTATTATTTTGAAATTATGCAGGAGAATTATATGGATAAGCTCGCCCAGGAACGAGGTATTTTTAATAAACTTCGTGAAAAAGCAAACATAACTGGAAGGATTTTAGAATCTCTAAATCCAGAATTCCATGATATGATGGAGAAATTGCGTCTCGCTGATGAGAAAATTAGAGAGCACGCTGTAAATGCCAAGGAGCTTGTTAGGTCCGCAAAGTCTTTGGTCCGCAGACGAGATTACCTTGCTGCCGCTGTAAACCTTTCCGCTTTCCATGAGAGGGCCAGATATATCGGTGCAGAATTAGAACGATTCATCAAAGGTGTAAATCTAAAGCATTATCAATTTTTACTTGATCAATTTGATGATGAGCAAAAGGAACAACTTTTTGGATACGACCCGACCGCAGAATTAAAGATGGATGAAGCATCTGTAGATGATGTTCCAGATATGGTGGCCGAAGCGGCTCTTACAAAACAGGCGGGGCTGTCAGATTGGTGGTTTAAGATTACCGATCCAATTGCTGACTTGGCTCATAATGTGACGACACAACGCGGTATCGCCATGCGTGCCCTTGAGAAGAGATTCTCAATTGCATTCTTAAAGCAATTGAAAGCCGCAAGTGGTGTTATGGTCACGCGCGCAGATCAGTTTTTGTCCTTCTTGCTTAGGACATTTAAGAAATTAGCAACCGCTTTGGCTAAGCGCAACGTAGATCAGTATGCTACTGCTGCCAAAGAATACATAAATAGATTTACCAGATTCCACGCTCAATTCGTGGATTATTATCAAAAAAATGTTGTTCCTCTCAAAGAAAGATATAGTGAAATTCAAGAAGAAGGGCGCAAAGCAGAGGAGCAAAAAAGTCGTGCCATTGAAGAGGAGGCCGAAAGGAAACGAGAAGAAGCTCGTCCACGCCCACCAGGACCAAGAATGCAACCAGGCGTTCCTTCAGTTCCATATCAAAGACTTTATGAACCAAGCACGCCACCTGTCGGAGCACCAGATATTGGGCCACCCGGCATGAAGCCAGCTCCCAGCGTATCTGAAGAACTCAAACGACGCAAATGGCCAGCACCTTCGTTCCAATTCACCAAACAAGAACCAAAACCAATGTTCGAAGGAGAGGAAGAGTTGCCATACGAAGAAGAGAAGCCATTTAATTTATATCGAAGAAGAAGTTTAGATTTCTTCGATAAGTTGGAAAAACACGCAATAGCTGATAATCCGCAGGCTCTTGTGATGGAGATTCTTCGCCATTCAGCCGAACTTGAAAATATTTCCCCAGAACAAAGTTTGCGTCTCCTGGCTATTGCCGAAGGTATCATCGAAGATTATAAAACTGCTGGCATATTCGATTGGTTTAAGAAAGATGAAGATGAACCAACCCAACAAAAGCCACAAGCCCCTTTAGCATAAGCCCTCCGGAAAGAAGAAAACCACTCGAACATGGCATTCCGGAAGGGCGAATCAACAAAAGATATGATTCGTTTCCAGTACTGAGGGCTATCACCCCAGATAGGATTAGAGTCACACCCGCAACCGCTGGGCACGTGGCTAATCTAGTTATCAAACGTCTTTTCGATATTGGTCAGGACGTATCCAGTTTCGAACCAACGTTAGAGACTGGCGTTATAAACGCTATTCGACAAGCCATTCCAAGGGGTTTAGTGCTTGCCAGCTACCCGTCGGAAGATACCCACAATCCATTAGACAGACAACTACAAATCTACACCTATGTAAATCTAGCTTCAATAGATCCGGACTTGGAAGGGACAGCAAAACTTACTATTCTTTGCAGACTCTCCGTAACGCATGGCACACTAACAATAAGAAATATCCAGAAGAATTTTGATGTTGAGGAATGATGACTACCAAACTTGCATACAGAGTCACCAACTTTCGTGAGGCCGAACCACAACCGGCCAACGATATGTATGCAGCTCCGCCCGGCTGGCAGGTTGCAAGTCGTGTTCCGCCAGCATTAGGAAGGATAGCTCAAGAAATACTTTCGCGCGCGGTGGATGAACGATGGCCTATGCCAAGTCAAATTTATTTAAAATTTGAAGGCAAACCGTATATCGCTCGATATCAGATACATGGCAAGAATCAATTTAATCCAAAGAATCATCCTGGCGTTGGTCTTTATGAAAGAATCGCTGATGTAGAGGAGCAGCCCCAGCAGTCCCGTCATCTTGGGGATAAATTGGATAATAATTTTTTTGTCAATTTGAAAGCTATGTGCAATCGTCTGGGATGCAATCCGGAGGATATGCTGGCGATTATGAATTTAGAATCCGGTTTAGATCCTGCGGCAGCCAATCCAAAATATCCGGCCCGAGGTCTAACACAGATAGAGCCATTTCATTATAAAAATCTTGACTTCCATGGTACTAACAGGGATTTTGCAAGATTATCTGCTGTAGAGCAGCTTCCTTACATAGAACGATATTTTGAAAACGTAATGAATACTTACCATACCGGTCCACTTCGTTCACGAACTGAATTGTATATTGCAAATTTTTGGCCAGCCGCGTTATCCAATCGGGCAGTGCAAAGCCAAGATCCCAATGCCGTTATTGTTGATAGCGCAAAAAATCCAAAGGAATACACCGCTAACAAAGGATTAGATGTTGACAAAGATGGAAAAATAACCTATGGAGATCTTGAAAGAATTACTGGTTATAAACAAAGAGAAGTGGCTCATAGTGATGTTCTGGCTCGTATGGAACAAGCAACTGGTGCCCCAACAGAAGAAGCTCCATCTCAATTAAGTTCTAGTAATATAGGAGATTTTCTTGCCAAAATTGAAAATATGCTCGACAGATTTATGAGTTCAGCCTCTCGCAAGGAACAGATGACCAAGATAGCAATTACGCCTGAAAAGTTTTTAATACTCGTGCAAGCTGATGATTTACCGTCAAGGCTTGAATATGCGGCGGTATTAAAGACTGCTCTTAAAGAAGAATTAAATGCCTACGCAGATATCCATACAGATGGAGAAAATGTAGAGCTTGAATGTGTGCTTTTGGCTAATAAAGAAAAGGTTTTCGAGGCCATCAAAGAGTTATGCGATACTGTATCTGATACTTTCGAATATGCAACAAGAAAAATAGGTGGAATTAAAACGCAAGCTATTCTTATGGAAGATTATAAATCAGACTATCAAGAATTAGATATAAATGTAGCTGAAGTTAATCACAGAAAATTTATGCTTAAATTTGCAAAGGCAGGAATATAATGGCAAATGGCCCTAATGGCGAAAACTTCGATCCTCTGTACGCTCCACCAAATGGAGATGGGTTGCGTAAGTTTTCTGATGAATTGATTACCAAATTTAAAGGTAAAATATTAGAGATATATATTGGTGATCAATATGAATCATTAAATTTTGATGATTACTCTCAGCAGCAAAATGCAATAATATATGGAAGATTAGTTGACGTTTTGGATAGATTCTTAATTTTGGACTGTTTCTATATCGACAAGC